CAACAACCAGAAGACATTCGTAAAATAATTGAGGATACTATTACCGAAAATGCTAAACCAAAAGAGATATCACAAGTGGGTGTCCGAATGATGAAATTTTGTCAATCATACGAAATGAAACGCATTGTCGATAGCATACAACAGTATTGCATCCCTTTCCAAGCTAACTATTCAAAACAATAATATGAAAAAAATTACATTACTTAAAGAAGAATTACTTGAAATTTTAGAAGTTTTAGAAAAATTTCCAGATGTAGAAAAAATAGAAGTAGGGTATGACGGATCTAGTGGTATTGGATACTTGCTAGAAATTTCGTTTCCGTACATAGTAAATGAGGTTGCTACTACTCAAACAATTGAAATATCAGGTGTAGATACATGGTAGAAATCGAACTACATGCAAAACCGATCGTAGATGGTAAATTTTGGATTGTAGAACAAGACGGTTTAAAAATTGCTACTTTACATAAAAAAGAAAATAAGTATGTACTAAGTAGCAATAACAACGAAGTAATGTTTAACAAAAAAGAAGAACTTACTAAGCAATTTGGATCAGGATTCTTTTTATCTAACAACAATGTAAAAGTATCATCAGTTGATACTAATGAATGTTATGGGTTTCCAACTAGCTGTAAACCATATAATTCAGTATACGATGTTAAACGTAAATTACCGTTATTTACCAAGAGCGATCAAAGTAAAAGTTTGTATTGTGCTGGTTATTATGTAATTAAATTTGAAAAAGGCTGGGTTAAGAGCTTTTGTCCTAAGGCAATTACTATAGAACGCAACGACCATAAAGGTCCTTTTAAAACAGAAATTGAAATGAAAATGGTATTAGCAAATGCAAAAAACGATTAATACAAGTCCTATTACACAGTTTGCTCAGTTGTTGCGTGCAACTGAGTTATCTCAACAAAAAGAAGTAAAAATGCCAATTCAACAAGCTAGATTACTTAATTTAGCACTAACTGAACTTTTAGATCAAATTAATCGTGACTACGGTGAATTATTAGAAGCGTTAAAGCAACAACAAAGCAGCGAAGTTATTACTGTTAATCTCGATGGCGGTTTCTTTAGTGAAGAAAAATAGGATAAATATACGTAGTTAATAGGAGGACCTCATGTCGAGACCTAAACCACGTATACTTTTAGAATACACTGATCCAAATACAAATCAAATAGACCAAATTTTAGAAGCTGATGCAATATGGGCTGTATACTATCGTAATGAACCGATTAATTTAAAAAATATATCTAGCAACAATAGTTACAAGTACAAAAAGACCAGCTTCTCAAATGAAGGGCATGCACACAACTTAGCTAAAAAGCTAAACACTACATTTAATTGTAGCGACTTCGCTGTACTAAAGCTATTTAAAGGGGTTATAGTACGATGATCACGCAAGCTGCATTAACAAAAATCTTCTTAGAGCAGTGGGGTAAGAGTTCAGATGACACTAACGTGAAATTATTTTCTCGTAAATGGTGGCAATCAGTTCGATCAGAAAAACCTGCTGCATTAAGATTATCTGACGACGGATTTGAATTTCTAACTAAAACATTAGACCTCAAAGCATACGAAATTCCATTTACAGATACAATAGAACTCAGTCCGCAAACAATCATTTTTTTAGAAAGATATATTGACTGCCCTTATTACTTAACTTATAAAAGCATAACAGTATTCAACGAACGCAAATGTGTTGAATTGTATTTCTTTTCAGATGACATACGGAGATATGGATTATCTAAAGCAATGCGAGAACGGCAAAACAACTTGTAAAAAGTTCTTGACGTTTGTTAAAAATACTGTATAATATGCAGCATAGTTAGTTAGCAACGCAACAACTTACGCACTGCTTACTTATTATATTTAACTTTATTTTTTTAACTCACTATGAGGAATTACACTATGAGCAACGAAATCACTTCACGTACAGTCGGTCCTAAAAACGCTAAAAAATGCTTACGTAAAGCGTTTAACAGCAAACGTCCAATCTTTATTTGGGGTCCTCCAGGCATTGGTAAATCTGATATTATTAAACAATTAGGTAGTGAGTTAACTGCACATGTGATCGACGTGCGATTAAGTTTATGGGAGCCAACAGATATTAAAGGTATTCCATACTTTGATTCAGTAGACCAAACAATGGTATGGGCTCCACCTTCAGAACTTCCTAGCAAAGCGTTTGCTGCAAAACACAAAAGCATCATTTTGTTTTTAGACGAGATGAATTCTGCTGCGCCTAGTGTTCAAGCTGCTGCTTATCAGCTTATTTTAAATCGTCGTGTTGGTCAATATGAGTTGCCAGAAAATGTTGTAATTGTTGCTGCTGGTAACAGAGAAACAGACAAAGGTGTTACTTATCGTATGCCAGCCCCGTTGGCTAACAGATTTGTGCATTTAGAAATGGCTGTTGAATGGGATGATTATTTTGACTGGGCTACAGAAAACAATATTCATCCAGACGTAGTTGGTTTCTTAACAGCAAGCAAACAGGACTTGTATACATTTGATACTAAATCGAGTTCACGTGCATTTGCTACGCCACGTTCGTGGAGCTTTGTAAGTGAGTTGCTTGCAGATAACGATGTTGATTCTGACACATTGTCCGATCTAGTTGCAGGTTCAATTGGCGAAGGACTTGGTATTAAGTTTATGGCACACAGACAGTTTGCAAGTAAATTGCCTGATCCACGCTCAGTACTTGAAGGCAAAATTACAAAATGTGAAACTAAAGAGATTTCAGCAATGTACTCATTAACAATTAGTTTATGCTATGAGTTAAAAGAGGCTGCTAGTAAAAAAGTACCTAATTGGAATGACCAAGTTAACAATTACTTCCTGTTTTTAATGAATAATTTTGAAACAGAAATTGCAATTATGGGTACTAAACTTGCATTGTGCCAATACAAATTACCTTTAGAGCCAGACGAAATTGAATGTTTTGACGATTTCCATGCTAAGTATGGCAAATATATTACTGCTGCTAGCGGTCAGTAATTTCAAAGCAGTTGACACCGCCGCAAGGCGGTGTTATACTTTACACTTACTAACAAAATTAAGGAGTATTTTATGGCATTAGATACAATCGTAGACAAGATTATCGTAGCTCGCGTAGGCTTATTATTACGTCATCCATTCTTTGGCAACATGGCTACACGTTTAAAAATTGTCGACGGTACAGATTGGTGTCCAACTGCTGCTACTGACGGTCGTTCTATCTTTTATAATCGCGAGTTCTTTGAACCACTAACTGTAAAACAAATTGAATTCGTTATTGGCCATGAGATCCTGCACAACGTATTTGATCACATGTCACGCAGAGATGGTCGTAATCCTAAAATCTTTAACATTGCATGTGACTACAATGTAAACGGTCAATTAATTCGTGATAAAATCGGCGAAGTTCCGCCTGTTATTAAAATCTTTCATGACACTAACTATTACGGTATGGGTTCTGAAGAGATTTATGACAAGCTAATGGATGATCATGACGAACAGTCACTTTCTCAAATTGGTGAAATGTTAGATGAACACGTTGACTGGGAAAGTAATCCTAACGGCAGTGGCCGTCCGCAATATACTAAAGACGAATTGAAAAAGATTCGAGACGAGATTCGCGAAGCTACTATGGCTGCTGCACAAGCTGCAGGTGCTGGTAATACTCCGGCTAGTGTTGCGCGTATGATTAAAGAACTTACTGAACCTAAAATGAACTGGCGTGAAATTTTACGTCAGCAAATTCAAAGTACTATTAAAAATGATTTTTCATTCATGCGTCCTAACAGAAAAGGCTGGCATATGAATGCTATTTTGCCAGGTACTAATTATGATGAAACTATTGATATCTGTGTTGCTATTGATATGTCAGGATCGATCGGCGATGATCAAGCTAGAGATTTCTTAAGTGAGATTAAAGGCATTATGCAAGAGTATCAAGAGTTTAATATTAAACTGTGGTGCTTTGATACACAAGTATATAACGAAGCTGATTTCAATGCTTACACTATTACAGAGTTTGACCAGTATCAGCCAAAAGGAGGTGGCGGCACAGACTTTGATGCTAACTGGGAATACATGAAAGAACATGATATTCAACCTAAAAAGTTTATTATGTTTACTGACGGTTACCCATTTGGTAGTTGGGGTGATGAAGCTTACTGCGACACAGTGTTTATCATACATGGCAATAATACAATTGTTCCACCATGGGGTGAGTTTGCTTACTATGAGTTTGCTAAGGAGCCAGCATAATGGCTCTAAAAAATGGAAAACCGAATCCATTAAATTACTTTAACATGCGTAGGGTGGGCTTTGCCTGCCCTCACTTTACGTATTTCAAAATTAATAAATTTAATCCAGAATTAGTCAGATCTATTGACAGTTGGATTGCTAAAAATTTAAATAATCGATATTACATAGACAAGGGGATTTCATTAGATTCATCTAATTCCATTGTCTATAACATTACTATTGGGTTTGAATCTGAAAAAGATCTTAGCTTTTTCACAATTGCTTGCCCTGAAATTAATTTAAGATAATTAATTATATTACTAACCATAGAGGAAAACACATGACAGAAACAACTCAAGACGCAGTACAAGACGAAGTAGCACAAGAAACAGCTCAAGAAACAGCATCGAATGATCTTACTATTAATGACTTAAATGCAATCAAAACTATTTTTGATATTGCAATTTCAAGAGGTGCATTTAAACCAAATGAATTAGTACCTGTTGGTCAGACATATGCTAAATTAGAAAACTTTTTAATTGTTGTTGCTAAACAAGCTGAAGCACAACAAGCTGAACAACAAGGCGCATAATATGGCCGAACTTAAACATGTTGGTAGAGTTATTAGCTCCGGCAAAAAATGCATTGTTGCATATCGTACATTACCCGGTGAGGCATATAATTGCCTAATTGTTCCTACTGAAAATTTACCAGATAGTTATCACGATGCGATTATTAATTTAGTAGAAAGCAATGCCGGACAAGCTGCTTATGAATTTGCGGAAGCATTAGCACGTACTAATTTTCCAGATGGGTATGTTATGTTAACTGCATTACATAGTCAAAATAGATTGGTAAAAATTTCAACAGATCAAGTCGAAATGTTACCAACGCATACAGTTTCAATTAAATTGTCCGAGTTAAATCAAATTATTGCAGAACAACGTGGTACAACAGTTGACGAATTATCACTTAAATCGCCAACTAAAATTGAACCGTTCCAAGAAAAAGAAACTGTAAAATCTGAAGAACCAAAATCAGCATTAGTAGAGCTTTTAACTCCCGAGCAAAAAGCTAAACACTATCGTTCAGAAGCAGATCGGTTATCAAAAGAAGCTGCTTCTTTACGTAGACAAGCCGAAGAACTTGTTCCTACAGTTAAAAAATCTAAAACTGATTTGCTAGAAGCAAGAGACGCAGCAGTAGCTGAGGCAGTAGCTGAGGCACTAGAATCAGACAAAGTAACTACTAAAAAAGTAGCTAAGGCAAAAGTTGACAGTCCAAAAGAAACCACTTCCTGAGGATGTGATTGCAGTTTGGCCTGAAGTATTAGAAGAGGTGTCTATTAATAAGATACCTCTTCTTTATTTACATTCCGTAATTGTTAATTTTAAAGATAATAAGTCTTGGGAAATAAAATTAACAGCAAAATTAAAAAAAGAAGGCTGGGAAAGTTTTCAAACAAGTTTGTCTGACTTACTCACTTCATACGAAGATCGCATAGACGATGTTAATTTTAAAATTGACGCAGTTAAAATTAAAAAAGACATTGAAAAATCAACTAATAAATTTTTTAAAAAAAATAAATTATGAACATTAAATTAGTATCATATTCTCAACCAACTGAAGAATTTGCTGAGTTAGGAATTACCGATGCACAAGAACTTATAGCATTTTGTGCAAGAGTAAGTAATCCTTCAAATCAGTTTAATACAGAAACTTCAGAAAAACTCATCAACTACTTAATTAAACATAAACATTGGTCACCACTTGAAATGGTTAATGTATGTTTAGAAATCAATACCACCCGTGATATTGCACGTCAATTACTACGCCACGCTTCATTTAGATTCCAAGAGTTTAGTCAACGTTATGCAGATCCAACTGATGACTTGTCTTTTGAAATACGTGAAGCACGTTTCCAAGATCCTAAGAATCGTCAAAACTCTATCACAGTTAATACTGTTGAAGAAGAAGCAATTAATAACGAATGGAAACTAAGACAGCAATATCTTATTGAAGCAGCAAAAGTACAGTATGCATGGGCAATTAGCAAAGGAATTGCTAAAGAACAAGCTCGTGTTGTTCTTCCAGAAGGTAATACTAAAAGTCGCGTGTATGTTAACGGGACGTTGCGCTCATGGATTCACTACATACAAGTGCGCAGTAACGTGGATACACAGCTTGAACACAAACAAGTTGCTGTAGCATGTGCGCAAGCAATTAGCGCAGTATTTCCAATGGTAAATGACTTTGTTTATAAGGAAGAATCAGAGACATTTGTTACTATTCCCGATGTTATTAAAGAAGATCTTGTTGAACATAAACTGGTTAACTGGTGGCAACACTTATTTAATTTTTATAAACACTAATCACAAAAAAGCCAGCATTGCTGGCTTTTTTTATTTCTCTATTATCGTATTACGGACGCCATGCTATTAACACATATCCCGGACGTCCGGCTGTACCTGAATTAAATATAGTTTCTTGGGTAGATTCGACTAAACTCCCGCCACTACCACCTCCACCGTACGATGTTGTGTTTACGCCGCCAGCACCGCCTGCAGTTGTAGTAACAGATGTAGATGTATTAGTTTTACCTGGTAATCCTGCACCTCCGACTTCTGCAGCACCAGCTCCGCCAGCACCGCCTGCAGCTGCAACTCCTGACGAAGAACTGCTTCCATAATTACCGCCCGATACAGTAACTGATACACCTGTTCCTGTTATTGAACTAGAACCGCCAACTTGCCCAGCTGCACCTGCAGATGTGTCGTATTGTCCAGTACCACCTTTACCGCCTGCTCCGACTACTACTGTAAGTTCGTCCCCACTTGTAACAGCTATAGTGGTAACTTCACCGCCGCCTGCACCGCCGCCTGCTCCGCTACTACCATTACTTGTGCCTACTCCAGCAGTAATAAGATTTTTAGGTTTACGTGTCGTCCATAAGATATCTTCTTCTCTATAAAAATTTTTGTTATCGTTTGTACTATGAATAGCAGGATCAAATAATGTGTCTGACCCGTCATCAACTCTTAACGTTGCAGCAATATAATGCCCATCCGCTGTACCAACTGTAGTAATAGTAGCAATCTTTCCACTATTTACTGTTGCAACTGTAATTACGAGATTATTTACGTCAGTACCACCTAAATTACGACCACTAATTGTAATTTGATCACCTACTGCATAATTTTTACCCGCTGCATATATTTTAACAGTCGTATACACTGTTCCGGCTATTGTTACATTAAACTTTGCACCAGTACCGGTACCTGTAACATTTGTTCCTACTAAGGCTGAATACGACGCGGCCTTAATTGTTGCGGATACTTCAATTTTACGATCAAATTTATTAGTTAGCGTAATAGATTTAGTTACTAATGCCCATGTACTAGAACTAAACGAATGTTTAGTACCATTAAGTGTGATATATCCTGAATTATTTCCATAATAGGTTAATATATAATTTGTTAATTGTTTTGGTGCAGCAAATGATGTTCTATACGATGCTTTAATCGTAGTTGTTCCGGCACCGCCGTAGATTCCATATTTGTTTAAAAATGCAGTTACGTCACTTGAAGCTGTTTGTGTTGGATAAGATGTATAAACAGAATTATCAATAGTTAATGCAGTTCCGCCTGCACCACCGCCACCGCCTCCTGCACCAATTACTACAACATTAGCATGTGCAATTCCTGCAGGAACAGTAACTTTGTATGTTCCCGATTCAATATATTCATAAGACTCTATAGCTTGTCCAGCACATATCGGTGAATACGAAACTACCGCAAACGGATTTTCACCTACAGCTCCTGGCGGCACTCCGTTTATTCCTATTTCTCCTGCTATACGAGAAAAGGTTGCAGGAACATACGACACACCGCCGCCACCGCCGTAACGTGGTCCGCGTCTATCATTGTTGTCATCAATACCAGTAGTATTGTTTGTACCTCTGGGTGCCCCTGCACCACCGTTGCCATATGTTGGTGCAACTGAAAATCCAACGTTATCAACTGATGAGCTATACGTTGTAACAAATGTCGGTGCTGCTCCATTTCTACCAGATCCGCCGTCATTGGTCCATTGATTACCACCTGCGCCGCCGCCTGCTGCAACTGCAATTACTGTTCCTTTATCATTTATACCAGGATATACTACTGCGGCGCCACCGCCTGTTGTTCCTGCTGCAATTTTCCAGCCACTTGTTTTAGCAGGGCCACCGTCTGAACCACGTATAAATTTAAAATATAAACTTTTTGATAAAATATTTTGAACATTAACAGTACCAATAACAATGTCACCAGTTGCACCGTACCCGCCTGTTCTACTACCACCAGTATCAACGCCACCGTCACCGGCACCACCATAAAGTTTTATATTAACAAAATTAGCATCTTTTGGAATAGACCATGGTCCAGAGTTTTTTATCGTTTGTTTTATTACTATATGATTCCACTGAATTGGATCAGTTGTTGCCGAAACTGTTTTATTTGTAACAGGATCAGTCACTGTAAATGTTATTGTAAAATTACCACATGGGTCATTATTACTTACAAAATTAGGATTATTATATGCTAACAAAGGAAGAACACAAAATTGTGAATTTGCTAATGTAGTTCCTGTACGATTTTTAAGTGTAGCAGTTTGAGACATCGCTACTCCGCCAATTTGTGTATCAGCTTTAGATTGTTGTCTAACATTTGCCGCAATGGTAGTGTTAGCCGAATTAATAACCCATGATACCTTTAATAATGGCGATGCAGGTAATGGAGTTGAAGTAGTCGATGCTAATTTACATTGAACTACAAATTTATCCCCCGGATACACTACTGCTGGCATATATGTTACCTCGATACTAACTGCAGAAGGCGGATAATATGTTTTAGATGTATCAGCAATATCAACAGTACGAGATGTTAACCCAGTTGCAATTGTTTTTGGGAACGTAGAAGTTGTACTAAATTCGACATAAAACTTTTTAGCTGGTTTATTATCTGCGGTGTCTGCCACTGCAGTTAATGTTAATGTTGCTGTTCTACTTGCAACATTAGCAGTCTGACCTGTTAATGATCCAATTGAAAAACATTTTTCATTAATATACGCCCCTGATGGGTTTTTTATTCGCCAATATAATGGATTTCCATTGTCAGTAGTTTTAGTAGTAACAGTAAATGTTATGCTACTACCGTCGCCGCCTTCATTTATAGACGGTAATAATTTTGACGGTAATGGATTTGTACCATTGTCTTCAACTGCATAATTTTCCGGTGCTGCAGTCTTTGACGAATCTGCTACATTAACAACTCTTGACTTACAAGTGTTTATGTTACCTGTAGGTGTTACTGTACTTGTAAATGTTACATAAAACGATTTAGCAGTTTTATTAGTAGTTGAATCAGGAGTAGTAGATAATGTAAACTCTACAGTTTTATTTGCACTTACTAAATCAGTAGTACCTGTAAACGATGATATATTAACAAAATCAGTAGTCTGCATTCCAACTGGGAATATTTTATATGTTAATGCATGTCCGATATCTGATTCTTTAGCAGTAACAGTAAATTTTATAGTATTACCGCTTACACCTTCATTAATTGTTGGATTTCCGGTAGATGGAGAACCGTCATCAACTACTGATAAACATAAGTAATCAGTAATAGTAATAACAAGATCGTCAACATTACTAATTGGATTTAACGAATCATCAGTTAATGCAATCTTAAATGTTCGATTAGTGTTAGGACTTGATAACGGATTATCAATACTTGCCTTAAATGAAAAGATAAATGTGCCGTCTGATTTTACTGAAGCAGTATTAGAAGATGGCATAACAACATGAGATGGTATAAAGGTTGAATCATTATCACTTTTAACTACTGACCATCTTATTTTTTTAATTGTGTTATCAGGAGCCGACGCAGGACGAGTAACAGTAATAGTAATAGGATCTCCTTCCATTATACTCGCAATTTCTGTGTCGCTAGTTGCTGATGCAGTTGCAATAATTCCCCATGTTGGGTTAGATTCAACATAAATTATTTGATTTCCCGGATCATTAGTTTGAATTTTTACAGCATTAGATGTATCAGAAATTCTAATTTGATACGATCTAGTATTATCAATATTGTCATTTGTAACTGTTATTGCAAACGTTCCTGAGTTAGTTGCAGAAAACACTTTAAATGTACCAGACAACGCGCCAGGAGTAGTTTGTGTAACATTAGCACTAGTATTAACCTGAACAGTCGAAATAGACGAAACACCAGTCGAAACAACTTCCCATTTATAGAACGTGTCAGCTGAAATAAACGGTGTAGTTACTGTAAATGTAACTGCAGTTCCTTCATTTGTATAATACGGCGCTGACAAACTTGGAGTAATTGTGTATACTGTATTTTCAGTTCTGGTAATAGTTTCAGTTGACACTAATGCAGTAGGTAACGCTGACTGAATTGGAGTACTAGGTGCAACATCACTTAAAATAATATGAAATTTCTTATTACCATGTTTTCTATTCAATTTATTTGCAAATGTTAATGTAAAACTTGCTGTTTTAGCGGTAGGGCTTGGTACTAGTGTACCAGCTAACGGTTGGTTAGTTGAAAAATCATTTGAATCTATTTTATTAGTATTTGCAGTTTCTTCAGTTGTAGTTTGAGCAAGATACCAATATACCTTTGGCAATGTTGATACAACTGCAAATGTTACTGCGGTTGACTCAGTTATGTTATATGGTGATTCAAGCACTGCACCGTTAACTTTTGGAACAATTGTATTTTTTACACCTGCGGTTATAGTTATTGTTGGATTACCTGATACCGTTTTTTTACCACCGTCAAAATCAGTAATTTGAACTGTAAACTTTTTAGTATCAAGAATTTTTTCAGCATTGGTTGTAACAATAAATGAATACGAAATATCAGTTGCATTAACTGTAATATATCCAGATGTAGACATCATACCTACTAAATTGCTACCAAGTAACTCCCATTTCCAAGGATTTGATAATTTAGATATCTTTGGAGTAGTTAATGTATAAGTTATAGATGTACCTGCAGTAACAGTATAAGATGCTGAGGGTAAATTGTATCCTACTGCAGTAGGAGTCAATGTGTATCCTGTAAGATCTTGTATACTAACTACGTCTGATTGCAAATCCGGAATAACTTCATATGCACCGCCAGTTCCTGGTTTTTTAAGTATAATATGGAATTTTTCAGTAACTTCAGCAATACTATCAGTTGCAGCAGATAATGCAAATGCACCAGTACCATTTGCGCCAATTGCTACAGTTCCAGTCATTGACGGTGAATCAAAATTATAAATATTTGCAACAGTAAAATCTGCGCCAGATACACCAGTACCTGAATTACCAGATTCAGGTACAATTGTCCATTTTAACAATGTGTTTGTTAACGGCGTTGTAATATTAAATGTTGTCTGAGTATTTCCTGCTTCAGAAATTAACGAATTAGTTACAAAAATTGAATATTTAACCGTGTCGACTAATGTTATTGGAAGATACCCAATAGCTTTAGATGCTACCGACCCTTTATGAAATTGAAAAATAAATACTTCAGCACCTTCATTTATTAAATCAGGAGTTACTACAATATCTTCTATAGTAACTGTTCGTGGATCACTTGATCCCTGTACATGGATTGCTGCAGAACTTTGAATTTTACTTAAATCATCTACTATTCCGCCCGGTGCTACACTATATGCCGACCAAAAACAATTATCAGTCGGTAATACATTAGTAGTAGCAACTTGTAACCTAATTGTACTGCCTTCAACAAATGTTAAACTATTTGTTAAGGTGGTTACTACTGCTGTTGGTTTTCCTGGTGGTTCCGGCTCAGGTGCTCCTTGAGAATTGTCATATATTAGCACGCCCGGACTTACACCTCCTTTAACTACAGGATTGTCGTATCCGCCTTCTCTAATTTGTATATAAAATTTTTCATTTCCTTCTGAAGTTTGATCATCATTCATTGATCGAATAATAGTCGCTTTATTTTTATATACCTTAACAGTATCTCTTAATAAACCATCTTTAAAATCAGAAGCAGTAATCGTTCCAGCAGACGATGCTGTTGTCCAGTACAATACTGTTCCGTCATCCATATATGGAGTATATACAGTAAATGTTACTGTTCTAGACGTTGCTAATGATAAACCGTCAGACTCTTTAACTGCAGTCTGATCAGCAGTGATTACATATGATGAAACATCTTGTATTGTAATCTCCGAGGTGGTATCTTCAATGTCAGCAGTTTCTGATCCAATTCTTATCGAAATAGTAAATTTTTCATCAGGTTCTGTTCCGTCTGAACTATTAAGAACTACATCTTTTCTAGCTGCAATTGTTAATGTAGCTGCATTAGATTTAGTAAGAACATAGCCACTTAGTCGTTGCTCTGATTTACCTTTAGCATCAGATACTAAGAAATCAATATTTTGTATTTTACCTGCACTACCTTGATTAATATTCCAGAATACCTTTGTACCATCTGGCAGTTTAGGTGTAGTAATTTTAAATGTTGCACCAGTTGCACCTTCAACAAGTGTAGTAGTCGAACCTTTATCGATCTTACCTTTAATATCTTCTGTAATAGTAATAACTGGACTTCTTGCAACTTCGGTCGATTTAGCAGTTCCGGTTTTTAAAATAATTTGAAATGTTTCGTTGCCTTCAATGTCTGTATCAATAATTGCAATTCTAGTAAGAGTTGCTTGATTAGTAATAGTTCCACCTTGATTTATATAAATCGTGCCTGATGTTTTATTATCAGCAAAATCACTTGGTAAAAATTTAGAAGTCCTGTTTCCTGCAGGAACTACTGTTTCCCAATATACCGGTGTATTTGGTGGTAAAAATGGCGTAGTAATATCAAATACCACACCTTGAGAATTGCTCGCTAGTGCTTCAACCATTGAAGTTGAGCTACCAGCTGCTACATCGATCGTGTACTTAACAGTTTCAGTAATTGATGCAATCGGACTATCTTTATATGCAGTACCGTCACCGTCTGGGTAAGTGAATCTTACAAAAAACTGCTCAGTTCCTTCTGTTAGACCGTCGTTATTTGCTCGTAATGTAACTATTACTTTATTATCGACAACTGGGTTAGATCCATTAATTTCTCCGTCTATAAAATCGTTAGTAGTAAATTCGCCAATTCCGCCGGCGGAATTAATTTTTTTAACTTCCCAGTCTACTAGTGTTTCAGGAGAATTTGGAATAAATGGAGTATTTAACGTAAATGTAATTTCTGTTACTTTTCCTGCAGTTGACCCATCGGCTAATGGTTCAATCATTGACGGTGTCGACCGTGTGACTGTATATCCAACATTTTCTGTAATTGTTAATGTAGTAGTTTCACCAAATTTTTGTGAAAATGCACTATCTTTAAAAAACTCTACAATAAACCCTTGAGTACCTTCCGTTATTTTATCATTCTTTGCATACTTTCTAAGAGTACCTGACCCTGATCCTGTAGTAGAATTTCCAGTTACCGTAACTGGACACGAACCAGATGATAACCCGTCCGTAAAATCTGCACCATCTGCTGCATTTAATGAGTCTGGTGCTGAAATACGATACCATACTTTCTGTCCTGCAGGTGGTAGATATGGTGTTTTAAAAGGAACTGAAATACCAACAGGATCGCCTTCTACAGTTGTTAATTGCAATGGTGTGAGAACCTCATATCCTTGTGTAACCAACGCCGCATCTGCACCAATTTGCACCATGTAACTATTAGCATTTTTAGTTTTATTTGGTGCATTTGTAACCGGATCAGTTAGATACAAATATACTTGAAACTCTTCTAACTTTTCAGTAACATCTGTATCTGCACTAATATGCAAATCTAATGTATACAGCTGGTTGCTTGGCATAGTAAATGTGCCTTCAATCCCTTCTTTAAAATCTGATGCAGTAATAACAACTGGATTTGTTGCTACTGGATATATTCTCCAGGTTACTGTATCATATGGTTCTGATATCCCAGTACTAATAATACCAAACGATATTGTAGCACCTTCGGTTGTTGATGCAGACATTTTACCAGCCGCTAGTGATGCAAATCGTATCGTGCGCGGTATAACTTTAGGTGTAATTGACGTATCTATAATTGATATAGGAACATCGTTAAACGCTTTTAAAATGCTTGTTACTACTGGATCATTTACATTTTCTGTTGTACGGAATTCAATATCAAATTTATCAAGCCCTTCTGTTGCATTATCTGCATTTGCAGTTAACGCTAATGTTTCAGATACACCTGTAGATTGATTAATTGCAAGAGCACCTGCTAGTGGTTTATCTACAAAATCAGCTTCGATGATATCCGAAGCACTACTGTTAGCTTTAACTATACGATAATAAATGTGTGTACCGGTATAATTATGTGTATTAACTGTAAATGAAACTGAAACAAATGCTCCTGTTTCACTAATTTGCGAAGTAACTGGACTTTTAGTAATTGTATATGTCGGACTAGCTAAACCAGGAACTATTGTTGATATAACACCAGGTGCTGGAATAGTTACATATGGGAACGTAACAGTACCGGTACCTAATCCCGTACCTGCTACTACTGTAGTAAGTACTGATCCTACTGAATATGTTACGCCAGTTGTTCCGGCTAATGTATTCCACTGTTCATTAGTAGTTGATCCAAGTGATACGATGCTAACTGGAGCTCCTATGCTTAAAGTAGTAACATTAACTATATCAGTTTGATCATAACTTGCACGCAATAATTTAACAGTACTTGATAATGTTCCAGTAACATCTGATCCAGAATTTGAAAATGTACTTGTAAATATGATTGTATGATCACCACTTAATTTAGCATTAATTGTATATACTTCAGTTTTTGTATCTGACGATCTTGAAAAAATAACAGCATTAGTACTAGTTAATGTATCAAATCCAGTGCCTGTTGTATCAGTAACTAATGGCTTTGATGCAGTAGTAACACCAGAACGTTGAAATGTAATTGTTCCTAAATTAAGCAAATTAGTCCATGCTGTATTTTTTACAGTTACAACACCAGATTTTGATGGTAATATTTGTATTGTAGAACCAGCATTAAAGAAAGAACGCATATGAGTTGCGTCAATAAACGTTACTGTAGTAGTTTGTGTAGTTGTTCCGTTCCAATTTTGATCGGTTATGAAATTAGGAAATGTATCTGCATTAGTTACTTTTGCACCAGTACCGGTAAACATTGAAAATCTACCACTATCTATTGTACCAAGTACTGCAGGAGTAGTTCCTATTGCCGGAGTTCCAGTTGTTGCAATTCGTATCGATTGAGATACTGTACCGTTAAGTGCAACAAATGCTGGCATTAATGTATTAGCATTTGCTACGCCTTTTTGATGATGTAATGCTCGATATATATCATTACGCAACTTAGCAACTTCAGGTCCAGTTACTGATAGTTGTTGAGAACTAGTTACTGTTTGATTATAACCGTAATCTCCTGACCCTGCACCTAATACCTTAGCTACTATTACTTGTGCATCATTAAATTCCTTTAATGTAATTATTTCTGGTGTTGCCATGAATGTTCCTTAAATTATAATTGCTTCAACGGTATTATTATTGTCGTTAGTTAATGATATTGCAAATACAAACTCTGATTCATTAGAATTTGTTAATGCAGTTGCAACGCCTGCAATAGCAGAAGCAACTAATCTATCTCCTTTTTTAACAGTTCCCGTTACTTTTACAGGTACTCGACCTTTTAACGCAACTGCAGTACCGTCTTTAAGTCCAATGTTCATTAAGTACGCTGGATTTTCTGACACTACCCCTAGAGCGCGATTTCCAGAAATTGCTGCGGTTATTTCTTTATCACCGCCGACCATTATTACTGTACCAGTTTCGTATACGTCATCTGCTAGATATTTTTCTGCTAAGTCGCCTAACAATGTGCCTACTCCATTAGATGCATATAATTGAACTACTTTTATAGATCCAGCTTTCAACGTAACTAATGACCCATCATTTACGGTTACAGTATTATCATCCACTGCTGTTCTTACTACAACTGTATTTGCAGTAGCAGCTGTTGACGGTAATACAGTAGCAGTGTTAATAAGTAATCCTGTTGCAGACGATGCATTGCCTTTAAGATCAGGTGCAACAACTTGGGTTGCTGCAATACCACCTGCAAGTAACGTATACGACACACCATTTACAGTAATAGACGTTCCACCAGTTGGGGCTCTTAGTACAGCAGTACCGCTAGAAGCATCAATTGCTGGCGCATACGATACACTACTTAAGGTTAACGCACTGGCTGAATCTGAGTTACCTTTAAATTCAGTTGCATAGACTTGATAGAACTTTGAAGTTAAAGATCCTATATTTGATCCAGCTGAACTAGCATACGGTGTCCCAGGAAGTATATCTTGTCCTTCTAACGTCATAGGCTGTTTTATAGTATTACTTACTTTTGTTTTAAATACAATCGAATTAACTGTTGAAGTGATAGTAGGAACACTGCTAGGAGTTGTAACTGATAGTATGTCACTGCCTGATGTTCCTAAAGAGAATCCAGTTTCTGCAAACTTTGCAAGATCGGAAAATGTTGCACCGCTTTTTGTAACATACCCTGATGCAAGTGTTCCGCCTAGTCTATCCGAATTAGATGCAGAACCCCAATATTTATAAGTATCTGATAAGTTACCTGTTGCACTAAATCCTCTAACTGTTATGCCTGGATAAATGCTACTAAATTCTTCAGACCTTAATGGTTCTGACGTTGCTAGTGTAAACATTGCTGCTGCACTACTAATAACGTATGTAGTTACTCCGTTTACAACTGCTTCAATAATCTCATACGGTACTGCAGGATTAGTATTTGACAATACAGTTGTTGATCGCATTTGAGTAGAAATGTTTGTTAGTTTTCCGCCAATTAAAATATTCTCTGTAGAACCTTTACACCATAATTGTTGTTCGTCAGATACCCAAAATAAATCACCTTGTGTTAACCCTGTTATATCCGAAACAGACGACACTACATCATTTATACCAACTGTATGCCAAACGCCGGTACCGTAATTAACTTTTAGTTTTTGTGTACTTGTTTGATACCACAATTGCCCAACTACTGCTTTTGGAGGTGCGGTTTGACTTGCAAAGTTTTCAAGTAACCATGTGTAATTTTCATTTTGAGCTTCGCCATAACCGGCATAATTTTTACCAATTAATTTAATATCAAGAGTAGTATTAATAGTTCCATCTTCTACTAATGCTGCTTGATCAC